GAACTGGTCGTAGTAGGTAGAGACGCTGGTGGTCAGCGTATCCAGCCCGCCGGTCAGGCCCAGCAGCTCCTCGACCAGCTTGCCGCCGGCCACGTTGGTGGTGAACAGGCCGACGTTCAGGTGGTCGAGCAGGCCGTTGACCGCGTACAGGTCGTTGACGAAGGTCGTCATACCGGCGATGTCGTAGCTCAACCCGGTGCCGAGGGTGGCGTTCAGGTAGCTGTTGATACTCTCCCCGGCCGCGGTGAACCAGTCCTGAATAGCCTTGGAAACCTCCTCCTCGGTCTTGCCCTTGGTCGAGATCTTCGCCCGGGCGATCTGCAGGCCGGCATAGGTGCCGTCGTCGATGGCGTAGCCCAGTTGCTCGAACAGGGTGGCGACGCCGGCTTCGGTCGCGGTGAACGAGTCCTGTAACTGCTGGGCGGTGTCGCCGGTGAGCGGGTCGTAGGTGGTCTTCTTCTTGTGGCTGAGCAGCCCCGACTTCTTCTGGTAGACGTAGCGCTGCGTGGTCAGGTCGCCGTCGGTCACCCCCAGGGCGATGCCGTAGTCCTTGATCTTCCAGGTGCCGAACAGCGCCCCGCCGACGAACTTGCCGATGGCGCTGCCGATCGCGGCGCCGACCGGACCGCCCAGCATCGTGCCGATGGCCGCGCCGGCCAGGGTGGTGAGGCCGTTGCCGATGCCTTCCTTGAACCCGCCATAGAGGTTGTAGGCCGCCCCGGCGACCGAGGCCACGTCGCCGACGACACCGAGCGCCGCGCCGAACTTGGCCAGGGCCTGCTCGCTGATGCCGAGTTGCGCGGCGAAGCCGGTCGCCGAAGTACCCAGCTTGCTGAGCATGCTTTCCAGCTGAAAGCTGACCGGCGCGTAGGTGCTGGCGCCGCCGTACAGCAGCTTGCCGACGACCTGGCCGATCCCGGAATCCAGGCTGCCGAGGATTCCGGACGCGCCGGAGCCGAGGAACTTCCCGGCATTGGTGATACCGCCAATAATGCCGGAGCCGGCGCTGTAGGCCGAGTACAGGCCGCCCAGGGAGCCCAGCACGCCGCTGCCGCCGCTGAGGGAGCCCCAGATGCCGGTACCCATCGCGCTCCCGGTCAGCCCGCCGATGCCCAGTGCCGAGCCGATCTGCAGCATGATCGGCCGGGTGATCGCCATATGGGCCAGCTCGGCCAGCATCTGCTCGAAGGCGCGCTTCAGGCTGCTGGCGAAGCTGTCGAAGCCGTGGCCGATGTTGAGCCAGGCATCCGAGAAGGCCTGATCCACGCGATCAAGCTGGCGTTCGGTGAAGCGGGCCCATTCGCTGCTGGAGGCCGCATTCTGCTGGTATTCCTGATCGAGCAGGCCCAGCAGGCGGGCGTATTCCTCGGCGGAGAGCTTCCCGTCGGCGAGCCGCTGGTTCAGGGTTTGCTGGTCTCGCGCGTACTGCTCGGCGACCGCGGCCGCCGGGTCGAGCCGGTCGGCCAGCGACTGGAACTGCTGGCTCTGCTCGGCGATGGCCTGGTTCTGTTTTTCCCAGTCGGCCTTGTTCAGCGCCTGCCACGCCGCTTCGACGGCGGACTGGTAAGTATCGAGCGACAGGGAGCCCGCGATCAGCCCCTTGTCCAGCGCGGCCAGGGTCTCGCTGTATTTGCGGCTGGCGGCCTCGACCGGGAGCAGGCTGTCGAGCAGTTGCTGGAATGAGGCAGCTTCCCGTTTCTGCGCCTCAGCCGCCCTCTTGCTGGCCTCGGCCTGGTCCTTCGATGCCTGCTCGGCTGCCCGCTGGGCGTCGACCGTCCGGGCCTGCGAGATCAGCGCCTGTTTCTGCGTCTCGCCGAGCCGGGCCAGTTCCCCCCGCTCGATCTCGTAGCGGACGCGGGCCTCTTCCGAGTTCTGGCCCTGCAGCGCGGCGGACTGTTTCAGGCTGACCAGCCGGGCCACATAGGCCTGGTTCAGCGATTCCTGCGCCTTCTGCTCGCGCTGGTCGGCAGCGATACGCTCCTGGTTCAGCTGGGCCTCTTCCGCGGCCGATTCGGCGATCAAGGCCTGTCCCTGCTGCTGGATGCGCAGGCCGAGCAGGGCGTTGTTCAGTTCCTCTTCGCTGGGGCCGAAGTCCAGGAAACTGCCGGTGAACGGGTTGTGGCGCAGGTTCTCCAGCCGCCCTTCCAGCTGGCCGATCTGCTGCTCGAGGGTCTTCTCGCGGCCCAGGCCGAGCATGGCGTCCCAGGCTTCGCCGGCGGCGCCGGTGATTCCCCGCCAGGCCCGCTGCAGGGTACCCAGGTGCTCGTCGATCTGCCCGGCCCGCTCCGTCAGGGCCGCGGCATAGGTATCGGTCGCCAGCTTGGCGGCCTCGGTCGTGCGGCCCTGCTCTTCCAGCGCGCGGATCTGCCGGTAAACCGCCTCGGTCAGGTAGTGGTACTGCTCATTCAGCTTGGCGCTGGCCGCGGCCGGTGCGTCGGCCAGGGCGGAAAACGCCTTGACCGTGTCGGCCACCGCCGTGCCGGTGGCCTCCTCCATGGCCAGCGCCGCCTCGGCGATGGCGCCGAGCTGGTGCTCGGCGAACTTTCCGCTGCCGGCAACCTCGGCCAGCGCCGCCGCGGCGGCATGCTGGGTAGAACCGGCCCGGTCCAGGGCGATGGCCATGCCGGCCAGCGCATCGGCGCTGGTACCGGCAGCGTTGCCGGTGAGGATCAGCGCCTGCGCATAGCCCCGGGCCTCGGCCGCGCCCTGCTCATGAGCGGAAAGCAGCACGGCAGCGGCAGCCGCAACGGCACCGAAGGTACCGGCTACCGGCCCGACGGCGGAAGCCACCCCGCGCGCGGCATTGCCGAGCCCGCCGAAGGCGTCGCGCACCTGCCCGCCCTGCTGGATCGCCACCTGCCAGACCGGCATCCCGCTGGCCAAACTACTGACCACGTCCGACAGCTGCATCGGCAGCAGGCGCATGGCCTGGGCGTACTGGCCGGCGCTGAGTCCGCCCTTTTTCAGGGCCTCGTTCGAGCCACTCAACGCCGGCACAATCCGGGCCGCGGACTGCGAGGTGCCCGTCAGGCCGGACTCTAGCCGGTCCAGATGGGCATAGGCGGCGGCAACGCTGGCGTTCAAGTCGCCCAGCGCCTGGTCAACGGCGCCGGAGATGGTGGCATCGATCCGATCGAAGGCCCGGTCGACGACGGACAGGCTCTTGTCGATCTTCCGGCTGGTCGAGCCCACCGCCTGGTCGGCCCGCCCTAGCTCGCTGATCAGTTGGGCCGCGGTAGCCTCGATGCGGATCAGCATCCCCTGGACGTCTTGTTCGGCCATACGGTTCTCCGGGCAATAAAAAACCCGCCGAAGCGGGTTGGTAAGCAGCAAACCGCCCACCGGCGGCCTTTCAGAGGGCGCCTCAATCGCCCTGCCTTCGCCCCGTCAGCACCGCCCGCAGCTTGGCCGCCACGGTGCTGGCCTTGGGCTTCTCCGGCTCGGCCGTTCCCCCGCCGAACGGGTGGGTCATCCGGGTCCATTCGACCCGGGCATCCATGGCGATCAGCAACTCGGGGATCGGCGTGCGCCAGGCCACTTCGGGCGCCCAGCCCAGCCAGCCGGTGGCCACGCCGAACAGGTAGTCGACGTAGCTGCCGTCCGTTACGGCGCTTTCGCGGCCGCCGCCTCGGCGTTTCCCTCGGCTTTGGCCTCGCCGGCGCGCGGGTTCATCAGGTACTTCAGGTACGGCACCACTTGCCCGTAGGCGCTGACCACGCCCTCCTGGAAGACCTGTTCCGGCACGCTCTCGGCATCCTGGCCGGTAAGGCCGGCGCCGGCGGCGATGACCTGGGCGATGGCGTCGACGGACATGGCGTCGCAGGCCCGGGCGGCCTGGAGCAGGCCGCTATGGCGCGCCTCGATGGCGCGGACGGCGCCCAGGGTCGGTTTCAGTTCGTAGGTGTTGCCGTCCACGGTGACGGTGAAGGTGCCTTTCAGGGTTTTGCTGGGCATGGGTCGGTTTCCTCAGGTATGGGCGGGGCCGTAGCCCCGCAGGATCAGGCGGCGGCTACCGGCAGCAGTTCGATGACGTCGGAGTTGATGCCGATGGTGACGTTGCGGGTGACCACAGCACCGGCGCCGCCGGTGGCGACGGTGTTCTTCATGACCTTGCCGCGGAAGTAGAAGGTGGTCGGGTTGATGACCGGGGTCGCCGTGGGATCGCCGTCGTTGAGGGTGATCTTGAGGTTGTAGTCGCCCTTGGAACGGTCCTGGTGGGCGGTCTTGATGGCCTGCTGGCCGGCATCGCCGTTGTCCAGACCGACCGCCAGGGTGATGTCGCCGGCATCGGCGGTGCCCTTGTATTTGCGCACGCGTCCGTCGGCCAGGGCCTGGAAGGTGACGCTGTTGAAGGTGTCGCCGAACTCGCCGATGTCGGAGATTTCGCCGACCTCGATGTAGGTGTCGGCGGCATAGGCCGCCTGGGTATCGGCGCCGGTCTTGGTGCCGATGCTGAGCCGGCAGCCGGCCCCGGTGTTCAGGTTGTCTTGAGCGGGCATGGGTGGTCCTCCACAAGCTCATGGGTGATCGCCGCCGCGCGGCGGCAGTAGGGATGAATCAGTGGGTGGTGATGACGCGCACGGTGACGGAACCCTGGTAGGTCACGCCGTCCGGCTCGCGGTGGGTGCTCGTGCGCTCGATCCGGACCGAGACGGCCCGGCCGACGTTCAGCGGCAAGGGCCGCTCGTCCAGGGCGGCGACGATCTCGCCGATCAGGCGCTTGACCTCGGCCTGGCCGGGGTAACGGCTCCAGACCGACAGGTAGAGAAACCGGGTCTCGCGTTTCCGCCCGCTCAAGGGGCTGTCGTTCGTGACGGCCTCGCTGTCGAGGGTGACGTAGGGATACGGCGTATCTGCTGGAACGGCGTCGTACACCGGGCAGGAGAGCTCGGCGGTCAGGCGCTGATAGAGTGCCTGCTGCAGGGCCAGGGACGGATCGCTCACGGGCCACCTCCGGCGGCGCGGGCCAGGGTGCTGGCGATGGCCTGGCGGATCAGCGCCACCATCTCGTCGCGGTTCAGGTCGTAGGCCGGGCGCACGAACGGATGTGCCGGCCGGGCCGGGATGTCCGGGTACTTGCCGAACCAGTGCTCGCCGTCGCTCTTGTTGCTGTCGCGCCGGTTGCGATTGCCGGCGCGCTTCTCGCCGGACACGCCCTTGGTGCCGTACTCGATGAAGCGCAGGTAATAGAAGTCCCGGTTGGCCTTCTTGCCGCGCAGGCCGATCTGGGCGTCCAGCCCGGACTTGGCGACGAAGGCCGTCAGGGCGGCAGCGCCGGCGCCGGTGTCCTTCGGCGCCAGGCGCTGCATGTCGGCGAGGATCTTGTCGGCCCCCTCCTGCATGGCCGGCTTGAGCTCGTTATCCATCGTTTTGTGGATGTTGCGCAGGGTGCGGCGCAGTTTGAAGTCGCCGAGGATGCGGGATCGTCTGGCCATGGTCGTTCCTCAGGGATGTGCAACGCTGGAACACAGCAGCCGGAGCAGCGTACGTTCGTTGTCGGGCAGTACCGCCTCGATGGCGTAGGTCGTGCCGCCGTGCACCAGGCGCATGCCCGCCCGGATGTCGGCGGCCAGGCGCACGCGGATCTCGGCGGTCACCGTGGCCTCCAGCTGCTGGGCCACGGTGGCGACGCGCCCGGTCGGGATAGCGATCTCGGCCCAGAGCGAGCGCCGCTCGGTCCAGGTCTCGAAGCCACCCCCCATGCCGTCGGCGGTGCGCTGTTTTTGCTGCAGGGAGCAGCGGTGTCGGAGTCGGCCGGCCTGCATGGCTCACCCCGCCACCGGCAGCGGGCCGCCGTAGAAGTTGCGGCAGGTCCAGAGCAGAGCCTCGACCGCCAGCGGCACTTGCGCGGCGATGGTCCCGGTGACCACCGCCTCGCGGTTGGCGAACCAATGGCCGACCAGCATCAGGACCGCCTGCGTCATCCGCGGCGGCACCCGCTCCGGCGCATCGATCCCCGGCTCGTCGACGACCGCCAGACAGTAGTCCAGCGCGGCCTGCGCGTACTGCTGCAGCAGGCCGTCCTGCAGGTCGTCGTCGACATGGCAGTGCAGGCGCAGCGTTTCGAGCGGCACGACCGCCGCGGCGTCAATCGTCACCATAGGGACCTCGCTCAGGGGGCCGGGACGGCGAAGGCGCCCTTGACGATCGCGGCCGGCCGGTAGTGGGCCACGGCCAGGCGCTCTTCGCAGAGGATCGTCAGCATGTTCTTCACGAAGTTGTCCCGGTCGTGCAGGCTCACCTCGATGCTGGCGTTCATCCGGTCCCAGACCTGCGAGGCCATGTCGAAGCCGCCCACGGTGAAGGTGCCTTGCGCCTGGGCCTTGGTGGCCACGACCGGCAGCCCCCACATCACCTTGGCGG